GAGGAAGGCCACCCAAGTATACAGATCCCAAAGAAATGCAAGCCAAGATAATCGAGTACATTACAGATTGTCCACGTAAGAAGAAGGTATACTATGGAGACCTCGGAAAGTTCTATAGTTTACCTATGCCAACTATTACAGGGCTTACGTTATATCTAGGGTTTTGTGACCGTTCTAGCTTCTATAAATACGAGGGAGATGCAGAGGAAATAGCAGAGATAGAAGATGAAGAATTAAAGAGAATCAAGCAAGAGTTTCGGCACACAGTAAAAAAGGCAAGGGCATTTATCGAACGAGAATACGAAGAAATGCTACAAACTGGAAAGCCGGCAGGTGCTATATTCGCTCTTAAAAACTTCGGTTGGAAAGATGAAAGGAGTTACAGAGTCGGAGAACTAGAGATAGACCCAGAGGAAGAGAGACTGGCAGAGGAACTTGTATTGGACGAAATGGAGATGGACGATTAGTTTATAATTATTTATTATGAAAGATACAATATACTGGACTCTATGAATGTCAGCACTATGAATATTATGTATACTATGTGTAATGTTCTATGATTGGAGAAATGTTAGTGCGGAAGATTTGCAAGGGTTCAGAATGTTTTTTTTAACTGGGTTTTGGACTTGATCTATTGTGTGGTTTTGTAAATTATTTAAATAACCAAAAGGTCCGTAAAGACCTTTATAAACTATTTTCAGGGTGTTTCATGTTTGTAGCCCGGTTATCTGTAAGCATAGTACAGCGGTATAGGGTTAAATATATCGGAATTTTAAAGGCTCTTACGCGGTCTTCTATGCAAGCGTATTTATGGGGGAATAGCTTAATGGCTAAAGCAGTCGCCTCTATGGCGAAAGATGTAGGTTCGAGTCCTGATTCTTCCACTTATTTATGGCGAAGCAGGGGGCAAAACCCCAATATGTAGTACTTAGTAGTAATTTTAATTATGAAAAGAATAGGTGCAATTCCTATCTTCGCCTGCATTTATGGGAAAGTATCGGAGATTAGTAGGTTTTATAGGGATATTCAACCGAAAGTAACGTGGCGGTGCGACTCCGTCCTTTTCCACCTTTTATTTTTTTAGTTTAAAACTATTATGACAGCAAAACAAGTAGAGCCAATATATACTTTGGCTAGAGAGATGTATTCATTTACAGAAGGAAGTTTTAAGGCACAGGATTTTTTATATTCTGTAAACCTTGATGGATCTAAAGTATTCTTTAAAACTATCACAGAAGCTATTATGTTCTTCGCACAACAAGGATTTGTACCAGTACAAAAAGGGGAAGATCTCACGTTTGAATATTCAGACGCTAAAAAGAAAGATATAAAAACAAAACGAGAAGCAGAAGAGAAAAAAGAGAAAATGGAAAAGCTAGCAAGTAAGATTTTAGAAATGAACCAAGAACAGCTAGATGCTTATAAAGAAAAGAAAGCAAACGACGACGAAGAGATCGCTAGTATGGAAGGTCGAGCAATAGCACATAGACAAGCACAGCTAGACAAGGAGAATCCTGCACTAATGAAAGCAACAAAAGAGCCAGGAGAGGAACAACCAGGAGTAGCAGTAGAAGATACTAGACCAGACAGTAACGAAAAATAATTACTATGCCAAAGAAAATGCAAATACTTTGGCTTTCAAAAGGCCCCCCAGATCCTACTTTTTTTATGAACACAATAAAAGAAGCTAGTAAAAAGGGGGTTTTTAAGGATAATTTTAAAGAAGCAATAGTACATAATACTACAAGTTTTTTGCAATGTTCTAATTTTGTAGAACAACAGTTACCAGATGTTCTTATATTCGATTTGGAGTATATTACAGATTTAGAAGTACAGGGGTTACATTGTGCCAAGGCAGTAGCAAAGAAGGCACAGGAAGAAAACAAGGATTTCCCTAATTGGTTCTATAGACCAAAGGGATGATTCGATCACGAACTAAATTTAGTACACGACTTTATAAAATCGTACGAAGTTTCCAATGAATAAAGAAGAAAAAATAAAAGCTAGAAAAGCAATGATGAAAAGAAAGGGTGGAAGACACGCCCTTTTTAAAAGGTCTATGCTCTTCTTTGGTTGTTACTACTTCAAGATGTTCTTTACTATCGCTAGGGCGACGTTTCACAAAGATTGGGTAAAGAGTATGCAAAGTGGTAAGAACACGTATATAAAAGCATTCAGGGGATCAGCAAAGACAGTTTGGTTTATTATCTACATTGTTTGGTGTATCGCATATAAGAAAAAGCGGTATATTATGTATTATTGTTATAATAAGGGGCAAGCAGAAAGTAACCTATTTGCGATTATTGTACAGTTACAGACCAACGCGAAGTTTGTAAGAGACTTTGGGTATTTATATCCAGACGATGTAAAAGTAAAAGAAGCAGGGAAGCAAAAAAAGACGATAGGGGAATTTATAACAACGAACGGGGTAAAGGTTGAGGCGATGAGTATCGGACAATCCCCACGAGGTAAGAACTTTATTACCAAAGATGGTGCGCATAGACCGGACCTTGTAGGTTTGGATGATATAGATGTTACGAAGAGTGTACAAAACCCTGTTATAATCGAAAAGAATTATAATTGGCTTAAAAGTGAGCTTATGGGAGGGCTTTCAGATGAGGAAGGAAAGGAGGCACAGATAGTAGCCTTGGGGAATACAATTAACGAAGACGGGCTTTGTCCCCGTATGGAAAGTGATTATACAAATGATCCAGACTGGAATATCTTCATACAGCCAGTATTAAACAAATTGGGGGAGATTATTTGGAGATATACAAAAAAGACGCTAGCAAAGATACGAAAAAAACAAGGAGAAATAGCCTTCGGACAAAATATGTTACTTATTCCATATAGGACCGGGCAAAAGATTTTCCGTAGAGAATGGTTTAATTGGAAGGACAAAACAGATGGGTTTTTTAAAATTGTTATGGGTGTAGATCCTAGTACGTCAGAAAAAGGAGGAGCAGATCCCCTTGGTATTGTTGTTACTGGTTGGTATAAAGACAAGAGTACAAAAGAAGTTCGTACCCACGCGTTGGAGTCTATGGGATTAAAAGGTAAGGACAAAGACCCTTCTAGGCTTATTCCTATTATCAAAAACTTATACGGAAAATGGGATGTAAATCATATAGTAGTCGAGGGTGTAGCGTTTCAAGCCTTCCTTGGGAAGATATTACGACAAGAGAAGCTAGCGTGCAAAGAGGGTTTGCCAGGCGGTAAGAATAAGCAAACTAGAGCGTTGGAACAGCAGGCAGATGTAGAATTTTGACGGCATAGTTTTCAGAAAGGTAATACAGAAAGCCTAGTAGAAGAAATGATACACTTCCCAAATAAACACGTACACGATGATGAGTTGGACGCTTGGATGTATTCATTACCACCAAAGAAAACAAGATTTGCTATTACTGGTTCTTCTTAGGTTTGCAGGATATAAAAAGAAGGTATAATGGATTTGTACAATTAAATTTTATAAAATGAAAATATTCGGATTAGAAATTAAGCGAACAGGTCAGATAATGACAGCTACGAACTCAAAAAACAACGCTCATTTTTTCAGAGAAGACAGTGTAGATATTATAAGAAACTTTTGGACCTATACACAAATGTATCGACAAAGTGTAGAGGTTTTTCGTTGTGTAGAGGAATTACAGCAAAATAGTTGTAAGAATGGATTTAGTATTACGAACGACAAAGGGGATATAATAGTGGTCGATGAGTTTACAAAAGCTATTAGTAAACAAACAGCAAAAATTAAAGGGAAAAAAGTAAAGGGTTGGCGTGTACTTAAAAACAACATAATACAAAATCTAAATGTAACAGGAAATGTTTATATAGAGGTTATTAAAAGCCCTCTTGGTAATGTAAACGGGTTTCAGACACTAGACCCGCGTACAATGTCAATCGTTGCAACAAGGACAGGGGAGATACTACGTTATATTCAAACAGTAAACGGAGTACAACAGTCTTTTGATCCAGATGATATTATACACTATTTTACTTCGCAAGATCCAGACAATCAAATGTTTGGTATGTCGAAACTAGAACCTTTGGTGTATGATGTGTTCGGAGATATAGAAGCAAATACAAGTAACTACGCATTTTTCAAGAATTCAGGAGTACCAAGCGGGGTATATATCATAGATGATGAGTTTACTGATGATGACGAAAAGAATCTAGCAATAAAGAACCTAGAAAAACAATTAAAAGGCGGAAAAAATAAACATAAGGTTATATACTCAAATGTTATAAAAGATGTAAAAGTAACACAGCAGAACCATAAAGATATGGATTTTATAGTAGGAAGAAAGTTTGCTATAAACAAAATTTGTAGTGCGCTTGGTGTACCTCCTTTTATGATTGGATATACAGAGGGTGTAAATCTTTCAAATGGAGAGGGGCAAGATAAAAACTTTATCGAAAACACAATAATCCCGCTAGAAGATAACCTAGAAGAAATATACCAAGAAATGTTGGATTATTTCGATCCTTCTTTGATTATTACATTTATCCACCAGGAGACAGCAGACAGGACGAAGAAAATCGACAACGCAAATAAACTTGTTGACAATGGAATTATAAATAGAACAGAAGCACGGGTAGAATTAGATTTACCAGTAGCAGAAGAAGACGAAGAGATTATGGACACATTTACAGTAAAACAAGGAACAATACGACTAGAGGACGCAATAATAGGAGAGTTTGACGACCCAGAAGGAACATTAACGTAGTGATATGCCTCAAGCAAAAAACAGTAGACGAAACAGATATACAGCACGAAAGGAGAAAACTTGGACGAGAGATACGTACAAGATATTACAAAGGTATCTAAATAGATATGCCCGGGAATTAGAAAAAAATGTAAAGAGCCTAGAGACGAAGCAAGATTGGATAAAGGATTTATCAGATGATCTAGGAGATGATCTTGGAGATTACATATTAGAGAACGACCCGGCTATTATGGTATTTGCAGGAAACCAAAAGAGGAGTAAATATAAAAAAGCCCTTTCAGGTTGGAAGATAAGTTTTGACAATCCAGTTAATGAAGAGGTACAATGGCTTACTCAAACTACAACGATTACCAAGGCTCAATTATCAGCAACAACAGAAACAGAATTACGTAGAATATTAGCACAGGGAGTAGCAGACGGGCAAAGTGGTGCAGAAATTGCAAAAGGTATACGTGCGATAGATCCTGGTGTATTTTCTCGAAGTCGGGCAAACCTTATAGCCGTACAAGAAGTAAATCGCTCTTATGGATTTGCTGATAACCTCGGGGATTTAGAATTACAAGACCGTGGTTTTGTTGTAGAGAATAAATGGCTGACAAGTGGAGACGGTAACGTACGAGCAACACACGAACAAAATGCAAGCGAAGGATATATACCACTTGGGGAGGATTTCAGCGGTACAGGAGACGAATACGGGCCTAGTCAAATAGATTTTCGTTGTAGATGTATCACAGTATCTAGGATTGTAGGAGTAACCAAAAACGGGGTACCACATATCCTAAAATGACACGAACATAATTACAAAGGTTGTAAAGTTATGCATAAAAAGTTTGCGGGTAAAAAAAAGAAGGTAAAATAGATATATACAAATTAACTTTTTTGTAATGAAGATACAGCATTTTAAAATGGCGATCAGTAAGGTAGAAACAAAAGACAACGGTAATGTTATTGTCGAAGGTTTTGCATCTACCCCAGATATAGACCATTATAACGACATTGTAGACGCTAGGGCGTTCGATGAAACAATGGATACGTTTATGAAGAATCCAATTATGCTTTTGCAACATAATGACAACAAGCCGATTGGAAAATTCTTAGAATTTGCGATAAAGACGAAAGGGAAAAAGAAGGGATTATGGGTTAAGGGGGAAATATCACAAAACACCGACAATGTACAGGATCTTGTAAAAGAAGGTGTAATGGGTGCATTCTCTATAGGGTTTATACCTAAATCGTTTGAGTATGTAGATAAAGACGGAAACCCAACAGAGGATATATGGAATAATGATACAGTACGTATTATTAAAAAACTAGACTTGGTGGAAATCTCGGTAGTATCGGTACCGGCAAATGCAAACGCATTGTTTACACTTGCAAAATCTATAAAATCTTTCTTTGCAGAAATGAAAGAAGAGAAAAGTATTATTTCTAATTATGAAACTATGTTTAAAACATTATTAAAGTCTTTACAAGATAAAGACGCGATCCAAGAGGTAGAATATAAAATGCTAGGTGTAGCATTTGAAACTCTAGCAGAGGAACAGCAAGCAGAATTTAAAACAGCCTACGAAGCTATTGAAGCTAAGGTAGAAAAAGACGGAGAAGAAGGTGCAGAGGGAGGAGAAGGAGAGGGAACAGAGGAAGGAGAAGGAACAGAAGGTGCAGAGGGAGCGCCAACAGATACAGAACCAAACGCAGACGGCACAGATGTAGATGGAAAGCCTACAGACCCTATCGACGGAGAGGGGAACGACGACGCAGAGGAAGAAGCAAAAAAGGTGGAAGCCCTTGTAAGTAAGGCTATCGGTACACATATCGACGCATTACGAAAAGAGTTTACGGATCAATTAGAAGCGAAAAACGCAGAAATTACCGAACTCAAAACACTTGTTGGAAATATACAGCTTAAAAAAGGACTCGTTGGAGTACCTGAACAAGTAAGTACAGCACAACAAGAGCGAAAAGGAATGGACGCCCTTTATGGGGAATTCACGAGAAAATAATTTAATTTTTAGTTTAAAACTATTATGTTTAAGAAAAAATCAGCATACCTTGCAGGTTCACAAGTTGGATCTAGTGCAGAAATGGTAGCAGTTATGAAGAAAGCGTATGAGGCAGAAGGACACGTAGATAATAGATGGGTAAACGAAGCTAAAAGTTTCGAAGCTATCCAAACAAAAAATCTACTATTCGGAGAAAACAAAGCAGACGAGATTATGCATACAACTAATACTAATGCAGGTGCAGAACTTGTACCGGATTCAGTATTAGCAACGGATTTTATCGATCTTATACCTAAATCTCAATCTTTGATTGGTGTATTTCCAGGTTTCCACGGTCGAAATATGGATAAGATTATGAAAGTACCAGTTATTGGAGAAACTCCATTACACGATCTTGGATCAGAACGAACAACAGGTGCGTTTGCAGTTGCACAGGGTAAAGGTAAACTACCTACAGGGGAGGTTACAATTACTCAAAAGAAATTTGAGTTTTCTATTGATGTATCAGATGAGTTAGCTCGTTTTGGTATTGTAAACGTACTTGCAGAGGTACAAAAGAAACTTGCAAAATCGGCGGCTCGAACTATTGAAGCGTTTATTTTAAACGGAGATGTAGTAACGGCGGCGACTGGAAATGTAAATAGCGATGATGGTGCGCCTGCATCTACTCGTTACTACCTTGGAGCAGACGGAGTTATTAAACAAGCGTTTACAGACTCTCTTACAGCGAATCTAGGTACAGCAGATATTACAGATTTTACTACGCTTATGAACCTCCTAGAGGACTACGCTAGTGATCCAGAAGATATGGTTTGGGTATTTAATCGACAAACGTACAACAAGTACCTTACAGTTGATCAATTCCTAGACGCATCTAAGAACGGTAAAAGCTCTACAGTAAATAGTGGTGCGATTACTAATATCTTCGGATCAGATGTATTTATTGCACGAGATTTAAAGAAAGCAGAGGCAGATGGTAAACGATCTGTTACAGAGTCAAATAATACTCTTGGTCGTCTTGCACTTATCCATAAAATGGCAGTACAATACGGTTTCAACGGAGTATACGAAATTGAAATGGTACGTGTACCGGCTCAAGGTTGGCAAGTATTCGGACATTACTATATGGGTCTTGCTATTGTAGCAAAAGACGTACTTGGTTCTGGAAACGAAGAAACTCCATTGGTTGCACTTGGAATAAACATTACTGTTTAATCGAAAACACAACACTAAAGACACCCTACGGGGTGTTTTTTTTTGCAGGATAATAAAAAAGAGTATAATTACTTTGTATTTATTATTTAATTTTACAATATGCAATTAAAATACATTGGTAAAAATGCTACAATGGCATTACTTGTGAAAGGGGGTCTGAAAGAAGAGGTTAAACCTAAACAAATCGTTGAGGTTGATAATATGGACGTACGGAGGTCAGATTGGTTACTAAAAAATAACTTTATCGAACTTAAAATGGAAGATAAGGTAAAACCTCTTACACCGGCAAAAATAAAAAAACTTCTTAAAACAATCGCAGATTGTACAGAAGCAGAGATGCTTAACGAAATTGATGTAGAAAATGAAGAAGTTAACGAAGCTATAGAAGCTAAAAAAGAAGAGTTGAAAGAACTAGAAGAGCTTGAAAAAGAAGATGAAGGAGAAGAGAAAAAAGTGAAAGTAGAAGACGACGGGAAAGACGAAATTACAGTAGAATAATTTAAACAACAATAGACTATGTACCTTACAGTATCAGAAGTAAACGCCTACCTAGGCACAAGCGGAGAAGACGCACTTATACAGGTACTTATTGACGGTGCAAAGTCTATTTTTGACATACAAATAGGATCAAAGGACGGACTAGAGCAAGCTACATACGTAGACGAGCGTTATAACTCGCCTATTATTTGCTCGGATGGTCCAGGTTACCGACTTGTAATAAAACGACACAACCCAACAAGTATTACAGATATAGACGATGTAGCCCTAGTGGACGGTACCGATTATATTATACAAAAAAGAGTAATACGATTACTTAATTTTCCGGCAAGTGTCAATACTTTTCCATATCAACACGAAATTACATACGTTGCAGGTTATGCAACAATCCCAGACGACGTTAAACAGGCTAATTATTTGCTTGTTTCAGCGTTATATACAGAAAGTAAGTCAAAAGGTATCGATAGCTTTACACAAGACAAGCTTACAGTTACCTACGGGTCCGCAGGAGCGATCAAAAAACTTTTAGAGGGTACTGATTCAGGAAATGTTTTTAAAACGATTGTATCGAGCTATAAACTGTCTCAAGTATTCACAAGTGGAGAGGATAGGTTAAATGGTCAAGGATAACATTTTTATTATGCTACCTACAACAAATTTTACAGCTACAGTACAGCACCTCGAAACAGCTACGTCAAAAAGAACATACGCAACGGCACATTTAACAGGCCTTGCGGTTTTTGTTATGCAAGATGGGGAAGATGTATTAGCAGGTGGAAACGGGGATAACGATTATACACCGCATACAATGCTTGTAAGTAATAGCCCAGATATTCTTGTAGGAGATAAAATAACATTAAACGACAGTCGAGTATTTTATGTTTCTGGTACATTGGTACACGATACAGTAGCTTTTAAACATACGCAAGTCGCTATTACTAATGTATTCGACTAATGAAAGTAACAATTAGCAAAGATTTCGATATAGATCCAAATAACTTGGCAGACGCTATAATTATAGGGCTTAAGAATTCTTGACAATTAGTAAAGAAATCTACTTTTGAAAATGCACCTTTTGCTAGTGGACGGCTAAGGGATAGTATAAGTGCAGAGCCTAGGGCGCCCAGGAGAGGAACAAAAAGGGTAACTATTGGACCCCGTAAGGTAGCTTATGCAGAGTTACGAGAATTTGTAAATAAAAAAAACCCACATAAGAAGTTTTATATGAAACGTTCTTTTGAAGAAAACATAGATAATATAGAACGAGAGTTTGGAAAAGCTATAGACATATTTATTAAAAATATTTAATATGAGTTACAAAGCAATAAAAGACGAACTGGAAACACTTTTAACAGGAATAGAAGCGAGTACAGACTTAAACGAGACTTTTCGGTATCCAAAACCTGTATCAGATGAATACCCGTATGCACAGATACTTACTGGACCTGCAAACGAGATTTTAATGGATACAGGAACAAACGAAACAGTATATGTTATAGATATTGTAGTTTCAGATAGCAATAAAGACCGTTCTGTTATGGAAGAGAGAATGGAAGTTATTATAGATGCTATTTTAGCAGAACTTCGGAAGAAGGTAAATTGTACTTTGAGTGGTATTACAATGGGTGGAACTACCTATGCGGTTGTTTGGGGATTTGCTTATGATAAGACGACACCTCTACGACAAGCTACCATAACTTGTAACTTTCGAGTTGCGAGTAACCTTTTATAAGTATAATTAGATTGTACTAATAACATTTTTCTATGAAAAAAGACAAAGAAAACAAAGAACCAAAGCAAAAATTCGTATTTACGAAGCTTGGAATAACGGTAGAGGCGAGGAACTTGGAGGAAGCAAAAAAACTTATTTCTAAAAAATAATATCTTATGACAAAAGAAGTTGGGCGATTAAATTCGTTTGGTCTCGGTATCGAGACTACAAGGGGTACTGGTGTACCTGCTACAATATGGATACCTACCCTTTCGGCAAATATAACACCTATGACAGAGAGTGTAGATGATACTAGTGCCTTTGGACGTATCGAAGACAGTGTAGATAGTCACATTGCAAAACAATGGGCAGAATTTACCGCAGAAGGTATTGTACGAAGTCAGAGTATAGGTTATTTACTTGCACTTGCTACAGGTACACGACCTACAGCAACACTTGTAGAAACAAGTGTATATTCTCATACATTCGTTATTGCTAATAACAATCAACATCCTAGTGCGACAATTATACGAGACAACGCAACACAAGAAGAAGAGAGTGTTTTTCAAATGATAGATACCCTTGGAATTTCAGTAGTAAACGGAGAACAATTAAAGTTTAACGTTACAATGGCGGGTAAAGTTCTTGCAGATACTACAGGTAATACACCTTCTTTTCTTACAGGAACAAACGACGAAATATTTAAGGTATGTAAAACTACTGTAAAATTTGCGACAAATATCGCGGGACTTTCAGGAGCAAGTGCAATAGAATTACAATCGTTTAATTTTGAAATAGCAAAAAATCTTTTCCGAACTTGGAAACTTGGAGACTGTAATTTTGCGAGTCAAGAAAACCAACAATTTACAGTGACAGGAGATTACGAAGCAATATACGAAGATGATACTTTCAAGGATCTATACACAGATAAAACTTCGCAAGCAATGGAGATCGAAGTAATAGGAGAAACACTTATAGGAGCAACAGAATTTAACAAGCTTACTATACAATTAGCAAAAGCAACACCGGAAGAATGGGATAGATCAGGAGATGTTGACGCTATTGTAAACCAAACAGCAGGATTTACAGCACGGTATAGCCTTGCAGATAGTCAAATGCTAAATATCGTTCTACAAAACGTAAAAAGTACAGACTACTAAAAATAAGGGGTATTGTTTTGTCTTGTTTACAATACCCCTACCCCTAAAACAAGACAGTCATTTATTTATTAACAAGACATAATATGACAAAATTTAAGACAGCGGATGGATTAGAAGTAGAGATAGCAGATAGGAAAACACGTAAAGTAACTCGTGGTTTTAATCAAATTATAGGAAAAGGTACCTCCTTAGATGCAAAGACAGGAAACACGACAGCAACTATGGAATTTGCAGAGGAAGCAAGAGACTATCTTGTGGTAGCATTAACAAATCTAGATCAATCTCAAGTAGATAACCTTACAGATGAAGATTTTGAGGCTATATATTTACTAATTGAGAATATAAATATAGCCCCGACAAAAGCCTCTTAAGGAAAATAAAAGTCGCTATAGAAGATGGTGGACGTGGCGCACCAGATGAGTATTTTGATTATATTCTAATGAAAGAGATATATCATTGTACACCTAGCGAATTCTACGACCAAGACGAGGCAATTATAAATCTACATAAGGAGATATGGAATTTGGACGCTAAATATACAGAAAAGAAAAGAAGGCGTGATGAACAAAAACAGAAAACAGGGCGAGCATAAGCCCTTTTTTTTGTGCGATAAAAAATACGAGTATAATATGTGCAATTAAAACACAAATATGACACAAAAAAATATTGACATAGTAGTAAACGCAAAGGACTTAGCGAGCAAAACATTAAAGGGTGTTAGCAAACAAGTGAATAAGATGAGCGGTTTTGCTAAAAAACACCAAGCCACTTTTAAAAAAATGGCTATTGTTGGTACAGCTACGTTTGGCGCTCTTGCGTTAGGTGTAAAGAATGTTACAAAAGCATATAAAGAACAGGAGACAGCAGAGAAAAGGCTTGAACAATTAACAAGACAAACAAGTAATGCAACAGATGAACAAATACAACTACTTAAAGATCAAGCGACAGCACTACAAAAAGTCGGAGTAGTTGGGGACGAAGTAACACTGGTAGGACAATCACAGCTTGCTACTTTTGCATTACAAGCCGAGAGTATTGAGGCATTAACGCCAGCTTTACTTGATATGGCAGTATCCATAAAAGGTGTAAATGTTACTCAAGAAGATATGATAACAGTAGGTAATTTGGTGGGTAAAGTAATGGCAGGACAAGTAGGGGCGCTTGGTAGGTATGGAGTATCATTAACAGAAGCACAAAAAAAGCAATTAAAAATGGGTACGGAGATGGAAAGGGCAACACTACTTGCAGAGGTATTGGCAGGAAACTACGGAGGACTGAACGAAGCAATGGCAGAAACTAGCGAAGGTGCTATGAAGCAGTTGTCTATGGCCTTCGGAGATATGAAAGAGCAGATTGGAGGGGCTATAATTCCAATTATAAATAAATTAGTAAGGACACTTTTACCTGTTGTAGAAAAAATAGGTGCTTGGGTAAGAGAAAACCCGAAATTAGTAAAGACTATCATTATAGTAACTGGTACACTTGGTGCTTTAGTTGGTATTATTGGTGTACTAGGCCTCGTTCTACCTGCTTTAATAACTGGTATTACCGCATTGGGTACCGCTTTGTTATTCCTTTCGGCTAATCCAATAGGAATGGTTATAATAGCAATAGGGCTTCTTATTACAGCGTCTTTGTTGATTGTAAAGAATTGGGACAAAATAAAACTTACATTGATTGGTATTTGGCTTACTATTCAAGATGCTTTTGCAGTAGCTTGGAATTCAATAAAAGAAACATTTATTACTGTTTGGGAATCTATAAAAGGGGCCTTTACCAGTGCTTTCGAGTTTATAACGAGCGAAGCAGGTAATAAGATGAGAGCGTTGGCATTTATTATGACTGGTGGAATGTCAGAGGTATTTATAAGTATTGTTCAAAATTGGGACAAAATAAAACTTACATTAACTGGAATATGGATCAGTATAAAAGATTCGGTATCAAATGTTTTTGGTAGTATTAAAGATATTGTAGTGGAAAAAATGGCATTTATAACAGGAGCATTAGACAAAGCAAAAAAAGTATTTAGTTCTATCGTTTCTATTGGTAAAAAAGTTGGTGGAGCAGTTGCAGGAGCAACAAGGGCGGTAGGTGGAGCAATTGGAAGCGGTCTTGATGCAGTTGGTGGAGCTTTAGCAGGAGCAAGGGCA